ATAAAGACTCAAATCTGTTTCTATTGTCGAATGGGCAAAGTATAACAAATAATACAACCGAGGAAGGTACGCTTAAATATTCCCAAGAACAATTAAGAGAATGGGAAAAGTCATTTGGAAAAGGGTATTCTGTGGAGGATTATGAGTATTTAGATAAGTTTTATTCCGACTATACTAAATCATATGCCACAGATACACCAGTACAAATTAATTTATATAAAAATATAGCCAAGGTTCATTTACAGGCAGAAAAGGAACTGATAGCAGGAAATATATCAAACTTTAATAAATTAATGGAAACATCATCTAAATTACATAATGATGGTAATATTAAGCCTATTCAAAGCACAGGGGCTAACGATGATAAGGGGTTATCTACATATGGACTATGGATTAAGATGATTGAAAATGATGAACCTTGCGAAGTATTTGATAAAAAACCTTTATTTGAAGACTTCGACCATATAAATGAGTATTTCCAAAAATGGATAGTAAGACCGTTTAAAAAGATTTTTGGATTAGACAGAGATGATGTCGATGGCTAGTTATGCGAATTTTGAAGTTGATAGAAACAAAAATAGCAAAGGAACAAATGTATTAAATAAACCTAAAAGTGTGAATAAGACCAATGAAAATATGAGTAAGAATGAAAAAATGAGATATAAAGTCAAGTTGTTTACTACATTTTTTAGACTTAACCCCCATAGGTTTGTCGAATCTTATTTTCAAATTCAGCTACACCTCTTTCAAAAAATAATATTATATTTAATGAATATTAATACCATATTTATGTTGGTTGCATCGAGAGGTATTTCTAAATCATATACAATTGCAATATATTGTTGTGCAAGAGCTGTACTCTATCCGAACAGTAAAATAATTTGTGCCTCAGGTACTAAAGGACAGGCAAAATTAATTATTACGGAAAAGATAGAGAAGGAATTAATGCAATATCCTAATCTGGCTAGAGAAATAAAACAAATAAAATCAAGTTCAAATGAAGCTACAGTAATATTTCATAATGGAAGTACAATAACAGCTATAGCATCAACTGAAACGTCGAGAGGATATCGCTGTAATATTTTGGTTTGTGACGAATTCCGTTTGATAAAAAAATCTGTAGTTGAACAAGTCTTACTTCCAATGTTAAATGTGTATCGCCAACCACCTTATCTTAAAAAAGAAGAGTATAAGCATTTAACAGAAGAAAACATAGAAATATACATATCGTCTGCTTATTATAAAAATCATGAGTGGATGTGGAAGGCTATGGAATCAACAAGAGATTTAATGTTGAAAGGAAAAGATGCTTGTTTTTTAGCATTGGATTATTTATTAGCTATTCATCATGGATTGCTTAGTGAAAAAAGAATTGAAAAAGAAAAGGCAAAAAAAGATTTTGATAGAATTTCCTTTATGATGGAGTATGAAAATATAATGTATGGACAAAATGAAAATGCTTTATTTTCATTAGAAGATGTAGAAAAGAATAGAGTACTAAAGAAAGCATTTTATCCTATAAAAAATATTGATTACCATAAGAAAAAGAAATTAAAAAAAGAAGAATTAAGAAGTGGAGAAATTAGAATTATAGGTGTTGACTCAGCACTTATTGGAGGTTCTAATAATGACGCCACCGTATTCACCTGTATGCGATTGATTCCAAGTGGGGATAGATATATTAAAAGAGTTGTTTATATCGAAACAATGGAAGGACAACATAGCCAAGCACAAGCTATAAGATTAAAGGAATTATTTGAAGATTTTCAGGCAACCTATGTTTGTATGGACTGTGCTGGAAATGGGATGGCAATTTATGACCAATGTGTAAAAGTATTATATGATGAAGAAAGAGATGTTGAGTATGAAGCTTGGTGTGCTTACAACGATGATGAGATGAGAAAAAGAGCCTTAGCCCCAAATCCACTACCTGTTGTATATAGTATAAAAGCAGGACAAAAATTAAATCATGAAATGGCTTCTGCATTAAGAACTGATTTACAACAAGGCAATATTGAATTATTGGTGAATGAGTTAGAAGCAAAAGATATATTAAGTGAAAGACAAGAATATTTAAAAGCAAGCGTAGAAGACCAAATAGCAATGGAGATGCCATTCATTCAATGTACGGCTTTACTTAATGAGCTTGTTAATCTTGACTTTGAGATTGTCGGTGGATATATAAAAGTAAAAGAAAAGTCAGGTGCAAGAAAAGATAGATATTCAAGTATAGCACACGCAAATTATCTAGCGAGATTATTAGAAAGAGATTTAACTAAACAAAACAAAGGAAATGATATCCTAGATTATTGTTATTTCTAATCTAATATTCAATCAACTAATTCACTCAAACATTAAACCCAATTAAAAAGGAGGTGACATTCAAATTGTCTGCATCTAAGACCAATAACAAAACCAATAATATACCAACAATAACCCCCGAAGAACAAGAACGTCAAGAATATATACGATTTGCTTTAGATAGTGTATCAGCTAAAATATATGATTCTGCCAAAACTAAAATAACTACTATGACTGTAGAAAATGTGCGTCAACTACTAACCGACCCTGTAAAAAACTATCAAGCTTTACAAGGTATATCTCAAGCTTTAGAAATGAAGCAAGGTATATATCATAGATTTATAAAGTATTGGTCTAGCTTACTTACATATGACCATTTTCTATATCCTCTTGAAATAGATAATAATGTAGATAAAATGATTAAAAACTATGAAAAATCAGCTTTACAATTAGATAAATTAAATATTAAATATCACTTCCCATACTTTCAATATAAACGTATGTTAAATGGTGAGATATTCGTATATAAACTAGAAGATTCTAAGGGTGTTGTATATAAGGAAATACCTAACTTTTTATGTAAAGTTACTCAAATGGAAGATGGTGTATTTAGATATTCTATAGATTTATCTAAATTTACTGATACTACTATATTAGATTATCCTGCTGAATTTCAAAGTTTATATAATAGTTATAAAATAAATAAAAATAAAAATAAAGGTGGAAATAGTAAAAGTAAGGATAAACAAAATTTAACTGCTGAAGATTCAAATTGGGCATTGGTTAGTGAAAAAGGAATTTGCTTTCCTACCAGATATGATTCACAACATTCATACCCGCCATTATGTTATTTATTTCCTGAATTAATGGAAATTGAGGGTATTAAAGAATTACAGTTAGAGTTTGATACTAATAACAATATTAAAATAGCACATAGTAAAGTACCTATAAATAAAGATACAGGACTTCCTGTAATGGATAAAACAATCGTTGATAGCTACAATAAATCCCTCAAGAAACATTTACCAGAAGGTTATGTATCAATAGTTAATCCATTTGATACAGATATTATATCTTTGAAGGGTACTCAATCTGAACAAAGAAACCTTATTACTGAAGCTATTGATAGAATTTATCAAAACTCAGGGATAAGTGATTTATTATTTGCTAACAAAAAAGCTAGTAGTGAAGCCTTAAAGAAAAGTATAGAAACTGACTTACAATTATTGTATAGTCATAGTCTACCTTTGTTTGCTAATTATGTCAACTATGAAATTAAAAAGAATAAATTTAAAGCTGTATTCCCTGAACTAAGTTATTTTGATAGAGAAGAAAAACTTAAAAATTATATATCTACAATGCCTATAGGTGCATCAAGACTTAAATATTTAGCTATGCAAGGATTAAATCCATTACAAGCATTGAATATATTAAAATTTGAACAAGCTATTGGAATTGATGATATTTTAGTAAGTAAATCTACATCTTATACTCAAAGTGGTAGTGAGGGAGCAGGTAGACCTGTGGCAGATGAAACAGAGGTAACAGAAAATACAATTAAAAGTAGAGACCAACAATAGGTTTTGAGAGAGGATAGTGATTTTATGCAATTTATATATTGTTTTGATGAAGATTATAAAAATGAATTAGATAAATTAGGTTGTAAATTAATTAAAACTGATTGTATTGATAATAAAGATTGTTGGATATACGAAAATCGACCTAATATATGTAAATTTAATAATTTAGATAAGAAAAAAGTTTTGTTTAGCAATAAACTGAACTTTTAATTTTTATATTATTTTAATTTGAAAGGTGGTGACACATTGAATAAAATAGAATATCTAAGCATACCAACTAAATATGAGATTAAGAAATTTGAAGCAGATGACAGATTTTTAGAAATAGATGTTAAGTTTATCCATGAAGGTATAAATGCTAACATGTCTAATTTTTCTAAGTCTGCGATTGATAATGCCAAAGACACTCTTAAAAATATACCTATTCTTGCTTATATACAAAAGAAAGAAGATGGTGAATATGATTTTAAGGGTCATGAGATGGAATTATCAATAGAAAAAGATGATAATGGGAATTTAGAATTAAAAACAAGATATTTGGAAGTACCAATAGGAGTAATACCAGAGACTAATGATTACAGTTCTGTAGTAGAAGATGGAAGGACATATTATAGATGTAAAGCTTATATATGGAAAGAGTATGCAAATGAAGCATTAGATATTATTGAAAGAGATATTGAGAAATCAGTATCAATGGAAATAAGAGTTGATGATGGTGCATGGTCTGACGAGCTTAATGCTTATGACATAAAAAGTTATAAGTATTTGGGTATTACTATACTTGGAAAAGATGTACTCCCGGGAATAGAAAATGCCAGTATGAAAGTTGTAGAACAATTTAGCGATACAAACAAGCAAGTATTTGCTAAAATGGTTGAAGAAATCAATGAATACTTAAATGCAAATTTAAAAGGAGGTGCTGATGTGGAAAATATTAAAAACAAAATTCCACAAACAGAAGAACAAGTTAAAGAAAAGTTTAAATCAATAGATAATAAAACAACTGATGAAAACAATGAAATTAAAGATGAATTTGACTATAAAACAGCTTACGAAGCAATACCTGAAAAGTTCAAGAAGGTGTTTGAATTATCTCACGAAGATATTAGATGGAAGTTATATGAAAAGCTTGAATCAGTAGAAAATGCTGATGATGAATGGTATTACATAAGTGAAGTATATGATAATTATTTTGTGTACGAAAATGATTTATGGGATACTCCTGAAAGAAAAATATTCAAGCAAGGATACATTAAAACCGACAACGATGTTGCTTTTGAAGGTGAGAGAGTTAGATTATATGAGATGAAATTAACTCAAGAAGAAAAAGACGCAATAGATACTATGAGAAATAACTATTCATTAATAGAACAAGAAAACTCTCAATTAAAAGAACAACTTTCTACATATCAACTTAAAGAAAGAGAAGAGCAAATTGAAGCTATATTCTCACAATTTGAAGGTGAATTCACAGAAGATGAAATCGCAGATATAAAAGAAAATTGTAAAGAGTTTACATTAGATGAATTAGAAAAAGAATTATTTGCTTTACTTGGTAGAAAGAAATTTAGTAAATTTTCAAAAGTTGAAAAAAAAGACAAACCAATTGTAACAATCAAAGAAACTAGCGTAGAGAAGATGCCTTATGGCTCTTTATCACGTTATTTCAATGAATAATAAAATTAAAAATAAATTAATGGTTAAATTAAGGAGGAAGTAAAATTATGGCAACAGTAGTAAGATTAGATAAAATTAGTGGAGCAGAACACATTTATTCAGGTGTAGCTTCAACAGAATTAGAAAATGGTAGAGTATTAGCTTTAGGTGCTTTACAAATTGATGGAGAGTCTTTTGCAGTAGATACACCAGCAGACATAGCAACAGACAAATTAGTTTTCCACGCATCTGTACCAATGCAATATGATGAAAGAGCAACTGTAGGTGATTTCAAACTACCTGCAGGTAAAGCAGGAAGATTCTATGAGTTAGTAGAGGGTGATATAGTTACAATTACAGATGACGGTATAGCAGGTTCAACAGTTGTTGGTGAATATGTAGTACCACAAAATGAAGATACAAAATTAAAAGCAACCGCAACTTTAGCAGGAGAAAAATTAGTATTTAAAGTTATTGCTAAAGAAGATATTAACTTTACACCTGCAACAGTGTTACTTGTAGTATCTAAATAGTTTTAACCAAAATAATAAAATTAAAATAATTACATAATAAATGGTTTTATATCAAGGAGGAAAATATAAAATGAAAACAAATTTAACAGATATACAAAAATTAACTTTAGACATAATGAATGGTTCGGTAGAGAGATATTCAGTTAAGGAAGCCGAGGATGTTATAAGAAAAGCAATCGTTGATGCTTGTGGTGGAGAATGGAACTTCTACAAATTCCAAAAGAATAAATGGGATGTATTCGCATTAATTTCAGAAGTTCTTTCTGCTCCAATGGGAAGAGATTTATCTGAAATTTACGGAAATCTTGTAGAAGTAAGAGATACTAATTTGGGAGATTCGCCAGTATTTGAGATAGAAGATACTTCTTTATTTAGAGTTGGGGTTATAGCTAACGGAAATCAAGATATTAGAAGACAAGAACTTTATAGTTCTAAATTAACTATTCCTACTGATAGATTATCAGTTAAGATATATGCTGATTTTGATATGTATATAACTGGAAGAATCAACTTCCCTAGAATGATTGAAAGAGTACAAAAATCATTCGACAACAAAGTTAATGAATTAATCGTAAATGCAGTTTATGGTGCATATACTGCTGATGCTAGACTTAAAGCTCCATATAAAGTTAATGGTACAACAGTTACAGATGAAGCTCTTATGGATTTAATAGCACACGTTGAAGCTGAAACAGGTAGCGAAGTTACTATACTTGGAACTGCTAAGGCACTTGCTAAAATACCTAACGCACAACCATCAGAAGTAGCTAAGAGAGAAAAAGAATTACTTGGATACTATGGAAACTTCCACTCAAGACAATTAGTTGAACTTCCACAAGTACATAAGAATGGAACAAACCAATTTGCTGTTGCAGATGATTTCTTACTTGTAGTTCCTACAGGAGAAAAAATAGTTAAAGTGTTATTTGAAGGTGAAGCTACAGTTTATGAGGGAGAAGCTAAGGATAGAAACGATGAACAAATCGAATTCTTCTTTGCTAGAAGAGTAGGTGTAAGTGTACTTACTGCATCTAAATATGGATATTTCAGAATAGCTTAGTCTATTTTTAAGAGGATAGTGATTGTTCATTATCCTCTTAATTATATTAAATAAAACATTATTGAAAGGATGATATTTTACATGGCAACAAAAAATACTAATACTAAAAAGACTACTACAAGTAAAACAAAGGTTGTAGAACCAATAGTGGAAACTAATGTAGTAGAAGATGTAAAAACTGAACAAGCACAACCTAAGAAAAGAATTAAAATTGAAAGAGATTTAGAAGTTAAATTTATGAATAACTTAGATGGTGGATTTAATCATGTAGATGATAAGACACAAAGTTATTATAGATTGGAAAACTATGGGGATTTTGACTATATTACAGTCGATGAACTTATGAGAATGAAAAATAAATATCCTAAAGTTTTAAATGAGTTTTGGATATTACTTACAGAAGTTGAAGATGATGATATAGAATTAGAAGATGTATTGAAATATCTACAATTAGATAAAGTTTATTCAACTATAATTCCACCTAAAACTGTAGAGAAATTATTACTTCAAGATAGTATTGAAGTTTTTGAGAAAGCTTTGGATAATATGGATAATCTTATGATTGAAAAAATAGCTGAAAGGGCTGTAGGGTTATTTAAAGAGAAACAATTTTCCGACAGATGGAAAATGGATGCTCTTGCTAAAAAGTTAAATAATGATTATTTATTTGATGATTTAAAAAAAGCAATTGAATAATTAAGGAGGTGCTTTGTTAGTGCCTACCAATTTTGAAGAAATTTATAAAAGGTTTTTAAATTCAATTGATGATGATATGTTTAGTTTAATGGAAGAAGTATATGTAAAAGAAAAACTATTCTTTTACATGGAAAGAGCAATAGCTTTGAAATGTAAGGATATAGATAATGTATTAAACTATGATGTCGACTTGCAACAATTTAATACTAAATTATCAATTGAAGAGATTAATTTAATTGTATTGGGTATGGAAATAGAGTATCTAAATGAGCAAGTGCAGAAACAAGAATTAATGAGACAGGCTATTGGAAACAGAGATTTCACGCTAGGTAGCAATCATCTAACTTTAAAGGCAATTAAAGAATTAAAAGAGAGTAAGGAATTAGAATTAAGAAATGCTTTAATATCCTATACATATAATGATTTTGAAGGCTTTGAGTAGGTGTGATTATGAGTTTCTTAGATGGATATAAAAATAAAGTAAGTATATACGGTAATAATGTTCGAGAACGTACTCAATACCAACTACAACAACAATTTAAACAATATCTAAAATATAGTCCTACAGTACATAAAATCACAATTAATAATGATAATACTGAATACTTAGCTGATATACAAGATGTGTCTACTATTAATCAGAATAATAATGATGAAAAGTATTGTATTGTAGAAGTGTCTACGCCTTTGAAATTAGGTGATTATATTAGTTGGAAAAATAAATATTGGATAGTTAGTGAAGAAGAAAATAATTCGTTAGGTGGTAAGTTACAATTTAAAATAAGACCTAGTAACTATACTTTAAAGTGGATTAATGAAAATGGTAATCTTATATCATATCCATGCTTAGCTGTTAATGCAACTATGTATTCTGTAGGTGTATTTAAAACTAATATAATGTCTATTCCTGACGGTAAGTTACAAATTACATTACCTTATAATGATGATACTATGAGCATAAAAAGAGATACTAGATTTTTGTTTCATAATGAGCCTTATAGGGTTACATTTTTAGACTTAGCACAAATAGACAAAGCTAACAATAAAGGATTAATTAGCTTTATATTAAAAGAAGATGTGCTAAGAGACACAGACGATTTAGTTAATGGAATTGCAGATAATAGTATAGAATTAAAAGATGATATTCAAAATGATACTACAAATAATGGTGGAGTGGATACTATAGTTATCACAGGTAATTCAATTCTTAAAGAATTCTACACTGAACAATATACAGCCAAATTAATGAATAATGATATCGAAGTTCCAACTCAATTTGATTTTAGTATTAATTATAATGGAAATAGTACAAGTATAGCAAGTTTAAATGTAATTGATGACAATACTTGTGAATTAATTGCTAATCAAAATGCTATATATGGAACTATTAATCTTGTTGTTACTGATAGAAATAATACGTCAAATACTAATAGTATGGAAATAAAAATTATAAGTTTATGGTAGGTAATAAAGCATGGCAGAAACTAAATATTACACATTAGAAAATATAGATGGAGTTGTCTATGAAATTAAGAAAAAATTGATGACTAATGATAGATTATTAAAATGTTTAAAGTTTAATAGTACAGATGCTTTATCACAACCTGACTTAACTATGGGTGATAAGGCGTTATTATTTGATGAAGCAAATTCAAATTGCAGGGTTTATTCTATACCATTTAATTATGAAACAACTGATAAAAATAAATCAGAAATTAGGATTTTTATTAGAAATACAAATCCAGTAAATCAATATTTATCTAATATATCTATTTGTTTTCAAGTTATAGTAGCGAATAATCTATGGAAATTAGATGAAGGAAAACAAAGACCTTGGGTTATAATATCTGAGATATTAAAAACATTAAATGGGGAAGCAATTAGAGGAATAGGTAAGTTGTATTTTACCGAACCATTTAGTATACAAATGTTTAATAAATCATTCACAGGATATACAACTACTGTAAGTACGAAACTTATATAAGTAAAAATAAAATATTAAATTTCAAAAAACTAAGCCCTAATTATATATATCTATTATAATTATTCTAAAAAAGGCTTATTTTAAATAATATAATTAAAATCAGGAGGTAAATAAATTATGAGTACAAAAGGGTTTATTGTTGATTCGCCTAATGCTTTAATAATAGGTAAATCAGGAAATTCACAAATTGTAACAGCGACGCAAGGAA